ATCAAAGCCCTTGGCCGACAGCGCCTCAGCCTTGATCCCGATGATCTTGGTCAGGTCTTCGGCGTCGGCCTGCTTGACCGCGGCTGTGTCGTACATCGCGGCAATGTGGTCAGCAACATCGTGGACGTCCTGAACCCCGGCGCCGAGACGCTCAACGCCGCGCGCAATGTCCTGCGCGCCCGAGGAAAAGTCCGCTGCCTGAAACCGTGCGCGACTGGCGGGAGCCTGTTCGACTGAATTTTGTGTGACCTTGAGCATTTACTGGCCTGTGCCTCCGGCCGCGCCCGGCGAGGGCCCGAAGCTCGACTTGCCCATCTGCGACGCAGCGCTGAGCAGGGTGCCTGTTGCGCCGATGATGCTGCCGGTCAGCGCGGCCTTGCCGCGCATCTTCGCCGCGGCACCCTGGCTGCGATAATTCCACGCATTGATGTCGTAGCCCTTGACCTCCTTGATCGTGTTCTCGTTGAGGGTCGAACTGTCTTCCATGCCAATCTGAAGCGTGTCCTGTTGAAGGTCGGAGGGCGAACCGAAGTTGACGTCAAGCCCCGCCGCAGCGGCGCCCGCGCGCTGCTCGCCGAGCTGCTGCGAAACCCTGCGCCACAGCCGCATCTGGTCGACATTACGCCGGGCAAAGGCGTCCTTCGCGGCTTCCCCTTCGAGCTTGGCATTGCGCTCGTCGACCTTGGCTTCGTACTTGCCCTGCGCGTTCGCAGCCATGCCTGAATAGACCTGCGCGCCGGCCGTGAGAACAGCGCTGCCGATGGCGAGTACAGTAAGTGTAACTGGATCACACAAAGCGTGGGTCTCCTCGCCTAATGAATGGTCGCATAGGGTGACCCCGAACTATCTCAACACCGCCGACCGCAAAGCCCAATCGGCTGAGCCAACGGATCGCGACGTCGTTGTCGTTATGGACCCAGTTTTCGAGCAGTGCATAATGCCTCTGAATGGCCGCAGTGTAAATGCGCCCGAGCCTTACCAACGCTTTGTGCTGGCGCTCGGCCTCGTCGGTCATCAACAGCCACGGCCGGCCGGTGCCGTCGAGCATCGACACCGTTGCTGCGCCGAACATGGCTTCCGGCCGTCCGTCGATCAGCACGGTCCACGCTACGGATGAGGCCATCAGCCCCCACCGCAGTGCGTCCTTGGGAGAGTGGCCGAATATCCTGCATTCGAGTTCGTCGATGGGACGCATCCGCCGTGCGATCGAGTTGACGTGGCGCGACCTGGCGGCGACGACCTCGATCATTCGCTCTGCCCCAACAGCTTCGCGAAGATGCCGACGACGTGCGCCGGCAGCGGTTCGTTCTGTTCGATGACGATGGTCGACGTGTCCTTCCAGTCGCCGGGCGGGGTAGCCTTGTAGTCGACCGCCGAGACATCCATCAGTTCGCCGACATCCTGCCCATCCTTGGGTTCGACCTGTTCGAGCGGAGCGCCGCTGGCGCCGATCTCGATACCACGCGTGTCGATCGTTCGCACGACGATGTCGCCGATCTGCTGACGGTTGACGTGGTTCGAGCTCAATCCCTGCGTCAGCGCGGCCGGAAGCGTTTCAATCCGTCCCGAGTAACGCAGCCCGATGGTGATGATCGATGCCTCGATCCCCTCCGGCACGTCGACCCCGCCATCGAGCGCACTGACCGGACCGAGGTCGTGAGCGACAAAGCCGTCGTAGATCATACTGACGGTTGCACCGACCAAATGCCACACGCCTGTGATCCGCGAGCGCGGTGGATCGTAAGCCTGGGTCATCGAGCAATCGAGGTGGCAGGCTTGCGTGATGTCGGTATGGGGCAGCGCCATGCGCTCGTGGAACAGGTGCTCGACCCCGTCGATAGTGCGCCGGATGAGCGCGTACAGTCGGTCGAAGCCGCTCTCGGGAATAGTCTCGATGTCCTCGACCGTGCCGTTGGTCTCGAGCAATGACCAACCCCATACCTGCTGCTCGGCCTCCCATGTGAAAGCGAGCACATTGCCGTCCTCGCGCAGCACGTAGATGCAGGAATGCGGCTCTTCCTGGTAGACCATCTTCAAAGGCGCGTAGAGCTTGAACAGGTGCGGCGAGAAGATCGAGACGTTGTCGCTCTTGTAGCCCTGAATTTCGAACGAGAAGCCAAGCGCTCGCATCGCGGTCGAGCGCGAGGTGATGAAGAAGGTCGCGACGTCGATCGTCAGCGGCTTGATCTTGCGTGCGCCGCGGCCCGAAACGCGCTTGGGGTTGATCTCCGAAGGCGTGATCGCGCCGTTGTTCTCGCTGCCCTGGATGGCGAAGATACTGTCCGAGGTCAGGCTGAGCAGATTGTCGGCCGAAGTCAGGGTGGTGATCGAATTGACCTTCTCAGCCATGAGCGCGAACGACAAGCTATCGTCAGCGCGCGCCGGCCGCGAACGATCCATATTCTCAAGGTCGGCCGAGCGCGACATCCAGATGCCGTTGATGATGTTCTTGGTTCCGCCGAACGTCAGGCGCTGCTGGTGCAGCGTGATCGCGCCCGGGTAGTTGCCATCGCCGACGAACGGGTCTTCGCCCGCAGGCGGCGTCTCGCTGAGCAGCGGCTGGATTTGGCGATCCTGAAAGGTCGTGCCATCGGTCGCGCCGATATAGCCGTAGACCCCGGACTGCTCCTTGTAGATCACATGGCGGGCAATATTGCCGCTCGGCGCGGGGACGGTGATGGTGTTGTAATTGCCCTGCAACGTCAGGTCGTTGTTCACGGAAATGATCGTCGACGCGCGGCTTTCCTGCACCGGAAAGCTGTCTTTGATCGACGTCACCTTGTACTTGTAATTGGTCGAGACGAAGCCGGTGGTGTTCGGCGAGGTTGCTGAAACCGAGTGCCCGGTCGGTGGATTAATCACGGGGCCGAAGGTGAGCGTCTCGAAGCGCCAGTCGGTGTGCCCGAAACGCTCCAGCTTACGCGGCGCGTAATTGAGGCTGACCTGGTACATGACGTCCGCGGTCTGGGTGTAGTCGAGCTTGCCTACCTCGGTATGAGGATAGGGACTGACCGCTTCATAGATGCGCCGAATACCCATCAGGGAATAGCCCCGAAATCGTGGAAGCCACCCTGTCCGCCGCCATAATAGGTGCCCGTGCCGCCACCCGTGCCAGGAGGCACTGTCGGACTGGTGGTGGTCGGCGGATCGGGATCGGGCGGCGGTGCGGGCGGCGGGGGTTCGGGCGCGGGCGGCGGCGTCGGCGGACCGACACGCACAATCCCGGTGCTGGTGGTCAGTGCGCCGAACGCCGTGCTGTCGACATTGAGCGTCACGTGGCTGGCGTCGGGTACGGCGGTCACCGTTGCAAACCTCCCGTTCAGCCCGGGCACATCGGTTCCATCGATATAGACACGGTCGCCGATCACATAGTCGTGAAACGCGACCGCGACCGTCACCGTCGCATTGAAGTCCATGCCGGTGATCTTGAGATCATCTTCGGTGACGAAGCCGCCCATTGCCAGAAGCCTGAGCTGCTCGTCCCCGAGCACCGTCACATAGGCTTGTTCATTGCTGAATTGGAACGGCATGTAGCGGTGGGATTTGGCTGCGTCATCGACCTCGCCGACGAAGCGCCAGCCAGGGCGGAACGCGGCGCCGCCGTAGCGCTGGATCAGAAAGTTGGTGAGCTCCTTGGCGCCGGCATTGTATTGTAGCACGTCGACGCGGCCGTAGAGTTCCGGCCCGAATTCACCGCGGGAGAAATTGGTGATCGTGTAGCGTGGCACTAGCCGGTGAACCCGTACTGCGAAAGCATCGGATCGAACCCGTCTCGCGCTCGCTCTCCTTCGCTGATGAAATTACCGTAGCGCGGCTGGCTCATGTTGAGGTTGCGCGCGATCTCGAGGTTCAAGCGGTTCATGCCCTCCTTGTGGAGATCGTCGCCGAGCTTGTCATCCTTGGCGATCGAGCGCGCCAGCTGCGCCGCAAGGAACAGCACGACCAGCGCTTCGACCGCATCGTTGAAGTCCATCTCGGTGATGTTGAACGAAACGTAGTCGAGCGTCGGGGCGTCGAGGATCGAATAGATCACCCCGCCTTCGTAGAGGAAGACCGGCTTACCGTAGAGCGAAGCGAGCAGATAGCCGAGCCCTTGATAGTAGGACACCCCGGCCGAGCTTGAATATGGACCGATCATCACCGGGAAGGCCATGTCGCTCGGCGGTGCGAACGCGAATGGCCAGTCGCTGCGAGTGTTGGCGACGGCAGCAAGTGCGACGCGCACCGTAGCGAGGCCCCAGTGATGTGAGGTCAGCACTTGCCGAACGATCGTCTTGTACCACAGCACGCATTGCTGCGCGGAGAACTTGTTGAGATTGGCGACGTCGGAGAGAGAGCCGGACAAGGGCTGCTGCTTAATCCGGCTCAGCGCCTTATTGCAGATCGCGATGTCACTTCGATTTTCCTGAAAGCCCATGTGTCGTGCTCCTAGAGGATTGCTATAGCATCTACCCTCACATGATGACAGCGGCCACCTTGACCCCGCTGCCGCCCGCTCCGCTCGGCGGGAACACCGCGAGGTTGAGGATCGCGCGCGCATCCTGTCCAGTATAGCTATAGGCGCCGAACGCAGCCGCGAGCGACGCGACAACATGGAACGCCGCTGCCTGCCCCGTATAGCTGTAGGAGCCTTGAGCTGCGGCCAGCGCCGACCCCAAGATCAGGTTGACCGCCTGCCCCGAGTAGGTGAACGTCCCGACCGCTGCGGTCATGGGGGTGTCGACGCCGCCAACGGCAGGTGTCAGGATCGCACCCTGCCCGGTATATGTGAACGTACCTTGCGCCGCGGGCATGATGTAACCGCGCTCGAGCAACGCCACCTGGCCGTTATACGTGTACGTCCCTTGCGCCGCCGCCATTGCATAGGCCGCAATGAGATTGGCCGCTTGGCCGGTGTACGTGAAGGTCGCCTGTGCCGCGGGCATGGCGTAGCCCCGGAGCAGGTTCGCAGCCTGCCCAGTGTACGCGAACGATGCCTGCGCTGCGACCAGCGCACTGCCCTTGAGTAGGTTCGCTGCCTGACCTGTGTACGAGAAGGTCGTCTGCGCCGCAGTCAACGTATAGGCAGCGGTCAGGTTCGCAGCTTGACCGGTGTACGAAAAGCTCGCCTGTGCTGCGGCTAAAACCGTGCCAACCAGCAGGTTCGCAACCTGTCCGGTGTAAGTGAATACGCCCGAATCCGCAACCATCGGAGTGTCGATGGTTGTGACGAACTGCGCTTCGAACTGATCGCCGATGCTCCAAAGCGAGCTGTCGAAATAAAGCGTTCCGGTGCTTGTAGTTGTGCGGTCCGGCGCTGCTTGAGCAGCCGCAAGCGTGTCGCCGCTGCCATAGCCTAGCGTCGAGCCGTTGCGCCAAATCCACCCATAGATGCCATGGATGGCGTTTTCGACCAGATCGACACCGTTCTCAAACACGGCCCACGCAACAGCGCCCTGCATCCAGAACAAGAGATTATTGCCGCCGCCGTAGCTGTCGTCGGTCAGCGGGTCGTCATTTACGCCAGCGGCCCATTCGTAAATCGTGGGGGACGATCCGTTTTTAACGTGACGCAGCCGAAGAACAAAATTCCCCGCCGCTCCTACACTTGATACTGCACCTGCGTCGCGCGCACCGTCCGTCCCGCCGATCTTGGTGATGAGGTAAGTGCTCGATCCCAGATGCTCAACGAGGGTATTGTTGTTGTTGACGATCGCGATGCCGTTGGGGAGGACATCGGTCGAACTGTCGGTGCGGAGACACGAGCCTGAATAGGCCCACTTGTTCCAGTCCTTGCGACCCCACTGCCCTGCGGGCAAGGCATTGCTGCCGTAGCCGTCGAACCCGTTATTGCGCTGGGTACCCTGCGCGCCCTGGTTCGCGGGGACGGTGCCAGTGCGCCAGTAGCTGAAGGCCATTTAGACCTCCGCTAGATGTCGCACACTACGTTGTGGTGATGCGAGGCGGCATTGGTCGCGTCGTGGATCGCGCAAAGCGAAAGCTGGGCGGCGATCTTGATGCCACGCGGGAACGTCCAAATGACGCCAACCCCGATGGTCGCGGGCAGACCGATCGACGCGAGCTTTGCGGTGACTTCGGTTGGCTCGGCGCTGAATGCCACGGCCTGGTCGACGAGCATGATACCCGTCAGTGCGACATCGTCGGGGTCTTCGGGCACCAAGGCGGTCGGCGTCGTGCGGGTGCCGAGCGCACTGGTGCGGCGCAGCGAGAAGGTCGAGGCCGTGGCAGCACCGAGGAACAGCCCGTACTCCATCAGACGCGGCTTGACGCCGCTGGCGGTGGGTGTGGCAACGTCGGCCGCAGCATTGCCGCTCGTGGTCGAAGTCGATGTCTGCGCTAGGCGATAGATCGACATTCAACCTCATCCTGCAAATGGGCGATCGACGGGTGATGCCGCCGCTCGGTGAACGTCCCGATGCCGACCAGTGAAACGGTGCGCTCTTTTGGCGCGAAGCGTTCGGCGATGATCTCGACCTTGCCGCTCTCGGCACAGTCAGGACATTCGAGCCAGTCGTCCCCGCCGAGCCACAGCAGCCCCTTGCGGGTTGACTGGACACACGTCGGGCACTGGGCTTCAAGCTTCACTCCGGTTCGCCCACGTTGCCGACCACCTTGGCGATGAGCGCGCGCTCTTGTTCGATCGCGAACAGCCCTTCGCCGGCCTCGGCCTGCTCCTTGTTGATCGCCGCCATTTCCTTCGCGTGCTTAGCGACGAGCTTGTTGCGCTTCGCGCGGATCGGGTCGAGCTTGGCGTGCAGCGCTTCGCTCTGAGCGTTCAGCTCGTGGTAGCGCGCCTTGGCCTTTTCGGGATCGTTGAGGAGGGTCTGAATGTCCATCTAGCTCGCCTGAATAACGCCGTTGGTGCCATCGAAATCGGTGGTGAAAGTATCACCTGCGTTCGACAGAGTGATCGACGAGCCGTAATCGTAATAGCCGACGACGGTGTTGGTGCGCGTGGTGTTGTATATCACCGTGTAGCGAAACGGACCAATGCCCCCCGCGGTGGCGGTGAAGACGGTGTCAGCGACCACCCATTTGTAGGTGCCCGACGTCTGCGCCGACGATGAAACGGTGAGCGCGTTGCCACCAGCGGTATAGCCGTTCGCAGCGGCCGGAGCAGGATAAGTGCCAGTTGACCAAGTCGTATCGGTTGCAGCAGGTGCCGTATTCGTTAGCGCCAGCTTAAATGCGTCGTTCTGAAAATCGTGCCCAAGCTCGAAAATCTTTTCAATCACAGATTGGTACTTGTTAAAGCTCGCCACTACGCAGCCTCCTCATAGCGGTTGCTCTTGCGCAGATTTTCCTCGCCAAGAATGATCTGAAGATTTGATGGAACATGCAGTCCGCTGACGGTTCGGCCCCTCAGTGGAATTACATGGTCGACGTGCCAATCCTGCCCTGTCTCGGCCCGAAGCAATGCGGCTTTCTGGTAGGTGGCGACAATCGCCGTGTGATCGGCGCGCGTCAACCAAGAGGGAGTGCGATTGTCTTTGTCCGCTTGGCGTTTCCTTACTGCGACCAAATCCAAAACGCGCTTCTTGTCGGGATTGGCCAGTGCCCACGCTTTGGTTCGAACCCTCGCCGCCACGCGTTGAGGGTGATCGAAGGGTAGCGCGCGACTGGCCGCTAAGGTTGTAATTCTATGGGTTTCATATCGCGCACGGAATTTAATGAGCTGTTCGTCCCGATTGGCCGCATGATACCGCTTCATTGTTGCGGACGCGCGTTCTTTATTTGCTGCGTACCATTTCCGCGCCCGCTTCTTCGCCACATCGCGATGCTCTGCTGCCCAACGCGCACTGCGCAATCGGTTAACTTCGCGTTGCTCTGGAGTAAGCAGTCGGCTCACACTGTCTCCTCAGTCGGTCTCGAAGGTGATCGACACGCGATCGAGCGTGGCGTCACTTGTAACAGGCGGCAGCAGTTCGAACAAGTCGCCCGCCACATAGTTCGGAGTGGGGATCGAAAAGACCCCCGCCGTGCCGGTGAAAGTGACCGTGCCATTGGCCGCGCCGTTCTTGCGCACCCTGAATGCTGGGGTGCCGGTCGCGCCGACCGCGGCGTCGGCCGCGCCGGGGCCCGAGCCTGTGATATTGACATCGCGCTCGAGCCGCC